GTCTTAATCTCAGTACAATCGATGCTACAAGTACCACAACTCCAACAAAAATTTGGGGAACAGCAGAAAAAGCCGATGCGCTAGTTGTTAATGGCAATGTGGTATCGGCATCTAGCTTCTTAAGAAAAGACGAAGCCAGCACTACCAACTTTCCGTTGAACGTTAGAAACAGTGGTGGTATAGGTGTAGGTAGTGATTTAAGTTTTAGTATTACTACAGACGAAAGTAGTACATCATTAAGTTCTAAGACTAGCGGTAACTACATTAGATTTAAATTAAACAACGCTGGCACAACCGTTACTGGTCTTCATTTAGATGCTACTGGTAGTGTAGCAGTTGGTAAAGGTGTAGCCGCTAACGGCGTATCCTTAGATGTAGCTGGCAAACTTTCAACAGACGGTGATTTAGTTGTATTAGGAACTACTGATGCCGCAGTACTAGGGCAAGGTTCTATACAAACAAACGGTGGCTTGTCTGTTAATAAACAATCACAATTTGGCGGTGACGTTAGTATTAACGGTGGACTGCACTTTAAGAACTTAGACAGTCTGGGAGATCCAGTAGCTGGAACAGTCATCCAACCTTCTAGCGACGATGCCACAGATTTATACGATTTAGGAACAGCTACTAGACGTTTTAGAAATATATATGCTCAATCTTTTGTCGGAGCATTTAATGGATCGTTTACTGGTTCGTTAGCTGGAAATATTAGTGGTTCAGCAGCCAAACTAGCAAGTCCAACGTATTTTCGAATTCGTGGCGACTTGGATAGTAATACTGATATTATATTTGACGGCCAAACTCCACAAGTAGATAGTCCAAGTGGTTATCAAATATTTCAAACATCTGTCAATCAAAATTTAATTGCTAATAAAACAACAACTACTGATTCATTTATAACTGATACACTATTAGTATATAGAGCAGGAACTGGTTTAAGACAATTATCTAAACAAACATTTATACAAAATATTCCAACAGTTCCAATCGGTGCTGTAATCCAGTACGCAGGCACTTCGCCACCAGCTGGATACTTATTTTGCGATGGTTCTGAAGTGAGGATCGGAGATTTTTCTGCTCTATTTGGAATAATTGGTTATACCTACAAAACTCCAAGTTTGTTAATTGGTAAAGCTACATTTGCCCTTCCAGATTATCGAGGCAGATTTCCACTGGGACGCGATAACATGGACAACGCTAGAACAGTTCCAGATGCCGCTGACCCAACAGTGTTAATTCCAGCAGGTGGCGGCAGTGCTAATCGTGTAACTGATATTGTTGCTGATACACTTGGCGCAGGAACTGGTAATTCTGGTAGTAGAGAATATATTACTTTAGACATTACTAATGTTCCAGATCATAAACATAATCTAAACAGTGGAAACGCACAATACTATGCTTCAGGTTTACCTGGCGCAGGCGCAGATACTGCAGCTGATCCAGGCCTTGGTATGCCATCTTCTAGTACTGGAAGCGGATTAAGAAACAGCGGAAATATGATTTCGTCTTTAACAGGGCAACCATTTAATTCTATGAATCCGTACATAACTACCAATTACATCATCTTTACTGGGGTCATTTAATGAGCTATATTATTAATAAAACAGACGGATCCGTTTTAACAGAAGTAGTTGACGGTACTATTGACCAAATAACAACTGATGTGACCTTAGTAGGAAAAAACGCCAGTACTTATGGTGAACTGTTTAATGAAAATTTTATTAAAATATTAGAAAATTTTGCCAACACTAGCCAGCCTAATAAACCTTTAGAAGGTCAACTATGGTATGATACTGCTGAAGGTCGTTTAAAAGTCTATGACGGTAATGGATTTAAAGTGTCTGGCGGAACTATTATTGCTGACTCAGTACCTAGTAGCATCGCGGCTGGAGATATATGGATCGATAGTTTTCGTCGTCAAATGTATTTTAATGATGGCAACAGCAATTTACTAGCCGGCCCATCGTACACAGCACAGCAAGGTATTAGTGGTTTTCAAGTTGTTGATGTTATAGATTCAAACAACATCAACCATACTATAATCTTTTTATATGTTGGGCAAGTATTGTTAGGAATTTTTAGTAATAGCACATTTACATTACTTGAAACTATACCAGGATTTACAGGGTTGGCTGTTAATGTTGGTTTTACCAGTGCTTATTCAGCTGTTAGATTTAAAGTTCCATCAAGCCAAGCAGATAGTTTAATTGCCCAAGACGGCTCTGCCAAAACAGCAGAAAGTTTCTTAGCAGTAGACCCTATTGACGGATATACAATTGCCAACGGCACTATTAGAGTTTTAAATAATCAGGCCTTAGTATTAGGTGGCAGTCAGAACACTGAAGTTACTATTGCTGATAATGCTCTTCAAATTAATTCAAATATTATTAATCAGAACTTTAGTATTCGAAATTTTAATGCTAACGGCATCCTACCAAGTTTCTTCATCAACTCAGCCAACGAGTGGACTGGAATTTATACTGATACACCAACTGCTACACTAGATGTTAATGGTAGTGTACGTATTCGTGAAAATTTAATAGTTGAAGGTAATATTACTTCGATTAATAACGTTGAAATTAATGTTGAAGATATTGTTATTAACCTAGGCAAAACAACCAATCCAGATAATACCACTGCTAACGGCGGCGGAATTTTGTTAGAAGCAGGTCTCGATGGTGACAAGACTATATTATGGAATACAACTTTAGACGAATGGCAATCAAATCAAAATTTTGGAGTAGCCGCTACTAAAGTATTTAAAGTCGGAACGTTTGAAGTATTAAGTCAAACAGAGTTGGGCATAACTGTTACTAATGCTCCAGGTTTAACTAGCATTGGACAACTAGTTCAGTTACAAGTTGACAACATTGATATTAACAGTAACGTTATTAGTTTTTCTAACGTGGGTATTGCTAACGGTGATATCGTAATTAATCCTAAAGGTACAGGGGTTTTAAATGTTAGCACATCTAAAATTACAAATCTGCTATATGAAGTCGACGGTGCCAATGCTCCAACAACTACTTTAAATAATACAGATGCAGCTCCTATTGCTTACGTAAATTGGAAGGCAGGTAGTGTTCCGTTAGGATTCTCAACTAGTTACCTACCATACACTCTTGGCCAAGAAGCAACGTTTGCGGCCACCGTACTAAACAAAATCTTTCAAATTGGCGAACATGAAGAAAACACATTACTACGAGTTTATTGTCCGGATGTAGCAAGATTTTTAGAATTTAAACGGGTTTATCCTAACTGGGCATACCAGAGCGATATAACCTAACTAGTCAAAATAGCATAAATACAAAGAATAAGGAACGAGCGAAATGCCATATACCATTAATAGATATAACGGACAAGTAATAGCCACAGTTGCTGATGGTACTATTGACAGCACTACTGATTTAAAACTAATCGGTAAAAATTATGCTGGCTACGGGGAAGTCCAAAACGAAAACTTTTTATATTTGCTAGAAAACTTTGCAAATACTACTCAGCCACCAAAGCCCTTAGGTGGTCAGTTATGGTATGATAGCGGTAATAGTAAATTAAAATTCTACGATGGTGCTAAATTTCGTACAACTGGCGGAGCAGAAGTTGGTGTATCTGCTCCTACAGGTTTAACAATTGGTGATTTCTGGTGGGATACTACAAATAAACAACTATATACTTGGGACGGTGCTACTTATATCTTAGTTGGTCCACAAGGTGTTGCTGGTAGTCAAACTACACAAATGCGTTCACGTAGTGTGCGTGATACACTTGGTGCTACACATGCTATTATTGAATCAGTAGTTGACGGTGATACTAAGTTTATTGTTAGTGCTGACGGCACATTTACACTAGATCCTAACACAAATGCTATTACTGGTTTTTCAATTATTCAGAAAGGTATTACATTAGCATACACAACTACTACTGGTGCTAGCACTGGTATAACAACATCCGATGATCGTTTTTGGGGAACTGCTACAAATTCAGAACGCTTAGGTGGGATTTCTGCCGCTGATTTTGTACAAAAGGGTAGCGCAATTTTTGATACAACAGTTGATTTTTCAAACTCTGGTTTTAGAGTAGGCGAAGCCCATATACTTCGTGTATTCATTGGAGCGCAATCTAAGCCTACAGTATTAAATGACATAGGCGACACAATTAGATTTCAAACAACTGCTCTAGATGAAACTAAAAATACTCCCTTCCAGCTAGTTGGTAATAATATTATTCCGGGTGCTGATAATTCTACAGACATTGGATCTGGATCTCTTAGATTCAAAACTATTAATGCTGTAACTTTTTCTGGAACAGCAACCAAAGCAGACGCATTATATGTTGCTGCAGACGATTATAGAACAGGTAGTTCAGCAGCCAGTAGTGGTACTATTGCTGTTAGAACAGGTAGCACAGATCCAGCAAGTGGCGGCTATCCAGGTGGCACATTAGGAGCCGGATCATTAAGAGCAACGTATTTCATTGGTACAGCACTTGCTGCCAACTATGCTGACTTAGCAGAAATGTATTTGGCTGATGCTGACTATGAAGTTGGTACAGTTATGATGGTAGGCGGAGATAAAGAAGTTACTGCTAGTAAGTGGGGTAAACGTGCTCTAGGAGCAGTTAGTGCCAACCCAGCTTATTTGATGAATAAAGATTTAGAAGGCGGAACAGTAATAGCATTGAAGGGACGTATTCCAGTCAAAGTTATTGGAAGTGTTAAAAAAGGTGACGAGTTAATTGCTGCAAACGACGGTTGTGCAACAACAGCAATTCCACATTCTAGCGGAGTATTTGCTATAGCACTCGAGTCAAGTAGCGACACTGGCGTCAAACTCGTAGAATGTGTTATACTTTAATGTATAAATATTTCGAGTAAAATAAGGATACATTAAATGGCAGGCCAAAACACATTAATTATAGCAAGTGATTATAATGAAATTCAATCAAAAATTGCTACTATTATGGGATCAGGTTCGGGTACCACAGGATACGGGCAAACCCTTGCCAGCAGCCAAGTCGGACAGTACGATAAAATTACCGTAAATCAATGGAATAATCTACGTGACGATATTATACGTTGCCGTCAACATCAAACAGGCA